GAGGAAAAGAAAAGGAGAGGAATATAAAAAAGAAAAATGACCAAGATATTGCAGCTGGTGATATAGAACAAAATGCAATCGTATCTGTAATCTATGATGGTACATCTTTTCAAATGTTATCACAGTTAGGAACTACGAGTTCTTTTACATTAACTGGCGATAGTGGTAGTAATCAAACAATAGAGGATGGTAACACATTAGATATAGCTGGAGGTACAGGTATAGATACAGTTGTAGGTTCTACCGATACAGTAACAGTTAGTGTTGATAGCACTATTAAAAAAGTAGGAAAAGAAACAATATGGATTCCAGCAGTTGCTATGTATGGTAACACAACTAATGGTGCTGAAGCAGGTCAAACAGAATTAAGTAATGGACCAGAACTTAAAACACTAGATTTTGATAAAGATTCAGATGAATTTGCACAATTTGCTGTAGCCTTTCCTAAATCATGGAATGAAGGTACAATAACTTTTCAAGCATTTTTTACAGCTGCTACTACTAATACAGGAACAACAGCTTTTGTATTAAGTGCAGTAGCTTTAGCTGATAATGGTGATTTAAATACGGCATTTGGTACAGCAGTAGGACCTACAGCAAAAGCGATGAGTGGTACATCAAACGATTTAGCAGTTACAGCAGAAAGTGGTGCAGTAACAATAGCTGGTAGTCCTAGTACAGACGAATATGTATTTTTTCAAATAATGAGAGATGTTTCTGCTGATAGTTTAACAGCAGATGCAAAATTATTAGGAATTAAATTATTCTTTACAACGGATGCAGCAAATGATGCTTAAATAAGGAGTTATTTATATGACTGGTTTTGGTTATAATATTTTAGGTTTTGGTAGTGGTGTTTCTGGTGGTGCAACTTTTAATGTTAGTTATCTAGTTATAGCTGGTGGTGGAGCTGGAGGGCATGGCTCTGGTGGTGGAGGTGGAGGTGCTGGTGGATATCGCACAAATCATACTTCTGCTGGAGGAGTTTCTACACCAAAAATATCTGGAGGTGGTGGCTCTATAGAATCTGCATTAGAACTAGAAACTAGTACGGAATATACTATAACTGTTGGAGCAGGTGGTGCAGGACAATCTGGCTCATCTGTTGCTAATCAAGGTAACGATTCTGTTTTTGCTACAATTACTTCTACAAAAGGTGATGGTGGTGGTAAAGGTGGTCATACACAAACTAGTAATATGACTACTACTGGAGGTTCTGGTGGTGGTCATGGTCTTACAGTATCAGGAAATTATAATGGTGGCTCTGGTACAGCTAATCAAGGATTTGATGGTGGTCAATCTTATGGTTCATCTCCTTATGATGGGGGAGGTGGAGGAGGTGCTGGAGCAGTTGGGAATAATGGTGCTTCAGATGGTTCTACATCTACAGGAGGTCAAGGAGTATTTTCTGATTTAAGTGGTTCTGCTGTGCAACGTGCTGGTGGTGGTGGTTCTGGTGCAAATATTTATAATACTACCCCTGCAGCTGGAGGAGCTGGAGGAGGGGGAGATGGTGGAGCTGCTTCTGAATCTGGAAGTGCTGATATGAATGGAGATACAAACACAGGTGGAGGAGGAGGTGGTGCACAGGCTTCAGATTTAACTACTGGTAATGGTGGTTCTGGTTTAGTAGTAATAAAAATACCAGATTCAATAAGTGCTACATTTTCTAGTGGTGTAACAAGTTCATCTTCGACTTCTGGTGGTTATACTACAATTTCAATTACAGCTACATCATCAGCATCAGAAACAGTAACTTTTAGTTAGGATATATTATGGCACATTTTGCAAAATTAGATGAAAATAATATTGTGGTTTTAGTAGTAAAAGGTAGACAAGAAGATGATGGAAAAGAAAATGAAATATCTGAAAGAACAGGCGATACTTATAAACAAACTTCTTATAATACACATGGTGGACAACATACTTTAGGAGGCACACCATTAAGAAAAAATTATGCTGGTGTAGGTTATACTTATGATGCCAGTAAAGATGCTTTTATACCACCTAAACCTTATAATAGTTGGGTATTAAATGAAACTACTTGTATATGGGAAGCTCCTGTTGCAAAACCTAGTGATATGGATGTTTCTAAAATGTATAAATGGGATGAAGCAAACAAACAATGGACAGAGGTATAAATAAATAAATGATAAATAAAATTAAAAATTTTTTTATAAAACTAAAAAAAAGATTATTTGGTAAATTATGCGAATGTAAACCTAAAAAAAGGGGTAGACCCAGAAAGGAACAATAATGGCTACAAATTCAGAAGCAAAACTAGCATCTGTAAGAGGAGTTACCTCTACTACAGGTACTTATAATGAAGATTGGTTAGCTTTATTTAATGCTAGAAGTATCGGTGCAGGAACTTATAATGAAAGATTATTAGCTTATATAAATAATAAATTAGGTAGTTCTCATACAGATTTAAATAAAGCATTACAAGCATTAGCAGTTGACCAAGGTGATGCAAATTATTCAAGTATGGGTACATTTACACCATGAGCCAACAATCATTAAGACAAAAAAGTTGCAGAGATGCTTCAGATACAAATGGTACATACAATGAAGATTGGATGAAAACTTTTGAAGAAGCTGGTATAACCACAGGTACATTTTCTGAAAGAATGTTAGCTTATACAAATGCACAGGGTAGTTCTTGGGATAATGCACAATGGGATGTATCTAGTTGGGGTAAAGGACCATTTATAAATGTAAATCAATCTATGGCACAATTAGGTAAACAAAATGGCACTACAGTTCCTGGTTCTTTATGGAGTAGTATGGGAACATTTAGTGCAGATTAGGAGATATTATGGCATTAACAGCATTAATAGGACCAGCGACTAAACTTATAGGAAAGTTTGTAAGAGATAAAGACAAGGCAGCACAATTAAGCCATGATATAGCTACTATGGCAGAAAAACACGCACAAGAGTTAGCTCTTGCACAAATAAAACTAAACACAGAAGAAGCAAAAGGTAACTGGTTTCAATCAAGTTGGAGACCACTTGTGGGATGGATATGTGCAGTATCATTAGGTATAAATTTTATGGTAGCACCTATTTGTGCAGGGTTTGGTATTAATATACCACAAGCTGATATGTCTGTTATGATGCCTTTATTATTAGGTATGTTAGGTATCGGAGGTCTTAGAAGTCTAGATAAGATTAAAAAAGTAGATACTAAATCTAATGGAGTTAGAAAATAGAACAAACAATAGAAAACTTTGAGGGTACTAAGAATATCCATATAGATTCTGGTGGTAAAACAGATTTAGAAGTAGGTATTCAGTTTATTTATGATATGAGAGAACACCCAGTAGATATTGCCATAGCTACTATATATGCCATAGTTGTATATGCTGTAATAATGTATATAACTAAAAAATTTAAAACAGGAAACAAATAATGAACAGAGAAAAATTATTGGATATGATAACCCTACATGAGGGTTTAGAGCTAAAGCCATATAAATGTACCTCTGATAAGCTAACCATAGGTATAGGGCGAAATATAGAGGATATAGGTATAACTGAAGATGAAGCTAGATACTTATTACAAAATGATGTAGACAGAATACTCAAAGAAGTAGAACATTGGTCATTTTTAGAAAAATTAGATGAAGTAAGACAAGCTGTTATTTTAGATATGGTGTTTAATATGGGTGTTAGCACATTTAATGCTAATACATGGGTTAAAACCTTTGCTGCAATACAAGATGAAAATTGGGAAAAAGCAGCAAATGAAATGTTAGATTCTAAATGGGCAAAACAAGTAGGTCAAAGGGCTATACGATTATCACAAATGATGAGAAAAGGCGAGTGGTATGAATCTTGACCCTATGATGATGTGGAATGTTATTATAACTGTGGTTTTAGGACCATTTGCATGGGCATTTTCTAAACTGTTTTCAGAAGTAAATAGATTACAAATACTTTTAAACAGAACTAGGGAAGATTATGCTACAAAATCCGAGCTTCACAATGAAACTAAAGAAATCAAGGAGTTAGTATTAAGAATAGAAAACAAACTTGATAGGTTCATTGAGAAGCAAAATGGTTGAGCCAGTAACTGCCGTATTAACTGGCATAGCATTAGTAAAAAAATCAGTAGATTTTATTAAAACAAATATTGCAACAGCACAAGATGTTGGTGATATTATTGGTCATGTAGATAAAGCATTGAATGGTCAACAACAAGTAATAAAAGATAGAGATTCAAAAAACCTAGACCACTTTGCAACTGAAAATGTAGCTAAAGAAATTATAGATGCCAAGTTAGCACAAGAACAATTATATGAAATGAAACAATTAATTGACCATAGGTTTGGTCATGGCACTTGGTCTTATATATTAGAAGAAAGAAAAAAAAGAATAGACAAACATAAACAAGCAGTAAAAGAAGCAAAAGCCAAAAAGTTAAAAAAACAACAAGAAATGTATGATATGGTAAGAATGGTTATGATAAGTATAGCAGTAATACTGTTTGTTGCAGTAGCCATAGGTATTACTATAAAGTTTGTATTAGCTCACCCACACCCTATAGAAGGAGATGAAACTTCTTGTAAATTATATGAACCTAAATATTTTCTTATCTGTATGAATGAAGGCAGAGGATATGCAGATACAGAGCTATATTTAGATTATCAAATGGAAAAAGATAACTGGATAATAGAAAAAGATTGATTACTATAAAAATATTTATATACTAACAAAACGAACTAGGATTTATTAAACAAAAACAAGTGTTAATAATATGGGAATATATTACTATATATTGTGTTTATTTTTTTATGTTCCTCCTAGTTCGTACTATTCATAACCATCATTTAACATCTTTCTAGCTCTTTGTGCAGCAGATAATGTAGGTATAGGTCCTTGCTTAACTACCTTTGGTTTATTATATACTTTAGTTTTATTACTCCATCTTTTTTGCATAGCTTTTTTACCACCTTCACTCTTTTTTGTTATAATATCCTGCACTTTATCTTTAATAATTTTTATTCTTTTCTGTGTTATTTTTTCTCCGTTGTCTATAAGTAATGGATATATATTTTTCATAATTCTTTCAAATTTTCTTTTATCTTGTATGCCTAATATATTCTGCAAATGCCTTTTAAACAGGCTACAGTCCTCTTGGAGGTACATTGTAGATATTAGGGTTATATACGCACCTCTTTCCTCTAAAGTTAATACAGAGGTATCTGCTAACCAATAAGCAGGATAAAATGGAAAGTAAAATAGTTTCTCTTTCATACTTGCTCCTTTTTCAAATCTTCTTTTTTATCCCAGTATACTAAAACAAAAGCATCACATTTAGGACAACTTAAATTACTAACTATATTATAATCTTCATCTTCTTCACAATCATGGTCGCCACCCCATATTAATTCTGTTCCACAATTATAACAATTCATAAATTCTCCATTATTTTATTCCAAGAATAGTTATATTTACCCTTGATTTTTTTTAATAAATTTATACTTGCTTTTCTATCTCCTGATAAAAGCATACTTGTATAAGACTTTGATATACCTAACTCTTTAGACACTTGTGTTAAGTTAATTTTGTTTTCCTTCATTATGTTTTCTATAATCATTTTTTTCCTTTCTTTATTAATTTTTCATAACATTCTTCGCAGTAAAATTTAAACTTATGATAATGAGCTGCGACATTATCACAAAAACTACACAACTTGTGGTGTATCAATCGTTTCCAATGGTTACTTGTAGCATCTTTTTGTATTGGTTTTTTTTTAACCACTTTTTTTTTCTCTTATTTCTTTTGCTCTTACATAATCATCTTGTTCTTCTGGTGTACGCAAAGTAAAACCATCTCTAATAAGTTCAAATAATTTACTTTCTACTTCAGCTTTTGTCGGTCTAGTTTTAAACTCCATTTTATAATTTATTACATACTTACTCATTTAATATTTTCCTAAAGGTAATTTATAAACCTCTCGTATTTTCTTCATTACTGTTATACTAGGTATTCTTTTTGAGTTAATTAATAAATCAGCATAAGTATAAGATATATCTAAATCTCTGGCTAATTGATGCGTGTCTATATTTTTTTCTTCTACAATTTTTTTTACATTCATTGCATTGCTCCTAAA